TGTAGGATATAAGATGAGAAAACAGAAAAGGATTGAATATGTATCTCTCACCTCGTAAGAAACTCTTCGTTGACACTGCTACCGAAATGTTCGGTGAAGGTGCGGTTATCACCAAGGCACAGAAGACAGAAGCTGCCGAGAAGGCTGGTGTTCCGTTTCCCACTTGGTTCAAGGGTGAAGGTTTTTCCGTTGGTTACAATGCGTATAAATTACCTGTAGAGGGTGGCGTTCCTGCTGCTCCTATTACTGCCGCTCCTGAGAATGCAGAGGCGTCAATGGTAAATCTGGTCGCAACCAATATGGAAAAACAGAATCTTATTCCCGGCAAGTTCGACGGGTTTGTTCCGTGGGGCAACTTCGGTTTGATTGAGAAGGTTGTCAAGTCTGGAATGTTCTATCCTATCTTCATCACTGGTCTGTCGGGTAACGGCAAGACTCTGATGGTCGAACAGGTTTGTGCCAAACTCAACAAGGAACTTATCCGTGTCAACATCACTATCGAAACTGATGAGGATGATCTGCTCGGTGGGTTCCGCCTTGTGAATGGTGAAACCAAGTTCGTGCCTGGTCCTGTGATCGAAGCAATGGAACGTGGTTGCACTCTGCTTCTTGATGAGTGTGATCTGGGTTCTAACAAGTTGCTTGCATTGCAGCCTGTTCTTGAGGGTAAGGGTGTTTACCTCAAGAAGATCAATAAGTGGGTTACGCCCAAGGATGGTTTCAACGTCATGGCCACTGCCAATACTAAGGGTAAGGGTTCGGACGATGGACGGTTCATTGGAACCAACATCCTCAACGAAGCGTTCCTTGAGCGTTTCGCAGTCACGATGGAACAGCCCTACGCAACGGTTGCTACTGAAACCAAGATCATCAAGAACGCCATGAAGAAGTATGGTGCTGAGGATGAGGGGTTCGCAAAGAACCTTGTGACTTGGGCTGACGTTATTCGCAAGACCTTCTACGATGGTGGTGTTGATGAAGTCATCTCCACCCGCCGTCTGGACCACATTGTGAAAGCGTTTGCAATCTTTGGTGACAAGATGCAGGCAATCGAACTCTGTGTCGCACGGTTTGATGAGGACACCAAGGTTTCTTTCATCGACCTCTACACCAAGATCGACGCCGGTGTTATCACTGGTGAAGAAGAAGAGAACAAAAATCCTCTTCGGGAAGGACTTGAAGAAAACAACGCCTTCTAAAAAAGTTATGTGTGGGGGTTGAAATATAGTGTTTCAATCCCTATATATAATAGGTGGATGCCATTACGGGTCCACCGTTTAATCTTGCTTTATAAGGAGATACCAAAATGGTTACAAGCAAAGCACTATCTATTTTCGATAATCTAAATCAACTCACACCCTATGCTGTAGGATTTGATCGAGTCTTCGATCAACTCAATACATACGCTCGCAATAATGCAACATCAACAGGGTTCCCACCATATAACATCCGTAAAGGGGGTGACTACACTTATGCCATCGAAATGGCCTTGGCGGGATTTAGTAAGGATGATATTGAAATTGAAGTAGCAGAAGGTTTACTTACGGTTCGTTCAGTTAAAGAGGACTCTGAAACGAATGAAGAATATGATTCCAAAATTTATCGTGGAATCTCATATCGTAAGTTCAATCGGAAATTCACTCTTGCAGATGACATTGTAGTGAACGATGCTTCCCTCAAAAATGGTATGCTTGAGATTACTCTTGAGCGTATTGTTCCAGATGTGAAGAAACCTCGTATTATTAAAATAAAGTAATTTTGAATCGGTGAGGGGGTTCGCTCCCTCACCATTTTATTATGGAGAAAAAATGAGAAAGAAAATCTCTTACAAATATGATGAAGATAAGACGCTCGTTGAACTGAAGAAGTACATTGACGCAACTTATGATGAACACTACAGTCAAGGTAAGTATCAGTCAACTGAGTTTATTATTGACGGTGGTCATGGTGAAGGTTTCTGTATCGGCAACATCATGAAATACGCACAACGATACGGAAAGAAGGGTGGTAAGAATAAAAGTGACTTGCTAAAAGTAATTCACTATGGTATTATTGCTCTATACATTAATGAAACGGAAGGTGACAAATGAAGTATGAAATTGGTGGTAAATCGTATTCTGATATCGGTGTTTATCAAGATAAACTTGGACCAGTAGCAAAAATTACTGGAAATTCTGATGTTGGTTACACACTTACTACTGGATATCATAGTTGGGGTCCATACCTCAAACAAAAAGATGCTATTGATCATTTAATCGAATTTGAAGAGGGAAATATATAATGAAACTGACTTCGAACACAATCTCTATTCTGAAGAACTTCTCTACAATCAATCAAAACCTAATGGTGAAGACAGGTAACACTCTCTCCACCATGTCTGCAATGAAGAACATCGTTGCACAGGCAGAGGTGACAGAGACGTTCCCACAGGAATTTGCAATCTATGATCTAAACGAATTTCTATCTGCACTCTCTCTATTTGAAGAGCCAGAACTGAACTTCGAAGACTCATATGTTACAATCACACAGGAAGGTTCTCGTAAGAACCTCAAGTACTGGTTCTCTGATCCAGAGGTGGTGACAACTCCATCCAAGGCAATTGTGATGCCCTCGACTGAGGTGACATTCAATCTATCCAGTGATACTCTGAATGAAATCCAGAAGGCTGCCGCAGTTATCGGTGCGCCTGATATGGCACTTGTCAATGGTAGTCTGATGGTTACTGATAAGAAGAACGACACTGCAAACGCATATGAAACTGGTCTGGATGCAAATGATACAGATGTTAACTACAAGTTCTGGTTCAAGACTGAGAACCTAAAACTTATTGCTGGTTCTTATGATGTTGAAGTATCTTCTAAGAATATCAGTCGTTTTGTAAACTCTGCTGTAGGTGTAGAGTACTGGATTGCTCTAGAGCCTGAGTCAAAGTATAATGCGTGATACATTTCTTTGGGTTGAACAATACCGCCCAAAGACTGTTGATGAATGCATTCTACCTAAGACTCTAAAATCACAACTACAGTCTTATGTGAATAAACAGGATATCTCCAATCTGATTCTGGCAGGTGGTCCAGGCGTGGGTAAGACAACTGCTGCCCGTGCAATGCTAGAACAGATTGGTGCTACCTATATGTTCATCAACGGTTCTGAGGAGTCTGGTATTGATGTACTTAGAACCAAGATTAAGAACTTTGCGTCTACAGTCTCTCTTGAGGGTGGACGCAAGTATCTTATTCTGGATGAGGCAGACTATCTAAATCCACAGTCAACTCAACCAGCCCTTCGTGGGTTCATGGAAGAGTTTCATAGTAACTGTGGGTTTATTCTCACCTGTAACTACAAGAACAAACTGATTGCACCTCTGCACTCACGGTGCGGTGTGGTGGACTTCACTATTCCTAAAAGTGAGAAGTCTAGCCTTGCACATCAGTTCTTCAAACGTGCAATCTCAATTCTAAAAGAGAATGAGATTAAGTATAATGATAAAGTTGTTGCAGAACTCATCAACACTCATTTTCCCGATTGGAGAAGAATCCTAAATGAGTTGCAGAGGTATTCTGTCTCTGGTGAAATTGATGCTGGTATTCTCGTTAATCTAAGTGAGAAGAGTATCAAAGAACTCATGGTCATGATGAAGAAGAAGGAATTTACAAATGTTCGTAAATGGGTTGTCGATAATATTGATAATGATCCTGACACTCTGTTTCGTGCTGTTTATGATAACATGTATGATTATCTGGAACCTTCTACTATTCCTCATGTGGTTATCATCCTTGGTGAATACCAGTATAAGAATGCTTTTGTTGCAGACCCAGAAATTAATATGGTGGCGTGTCTGACTGAGATTATGGCAAGGGGGAAGTTTAAATGATTTGTGAAATCTTTGACAATCTACTAGAACCACATGTCGCAGAACTGATTGATATTGAGAGTAGAAAAACTCATTGGAAGTATGATTATCACTCCAATCAAAAAATTGGTATTCAACCACATTGGCATGTTCTTTGTGGTCATGATGAGGAAGAGGTTCGGGAAAGACAGTATGAGTATCTTCTTCCTATTTGGGATGCTGCAGCATACAAACTCAAACTGAAAGAGCGGTTTGATATTGTTGGGTGGAAACGTCTATACATGAACGCACATACGTTTGGTGTAGAACCGCACATGCATTTTGATGATGGTGACTTCACCATGATGTATT